CAAACAATGCAGTGAACGTTTTAGTAGCGACAAATGCGTTACCAGAAGGTATCGTAATGAACCACTACTTAACATCACCAAACGCATGGTTTGTTCGTACAAACATCCAAAACGGTCTTAAGTACTACTCACGTGTTGGTATTCAATTTGATCAAGACAATGATTTTGATACAATGAATGCTAAGGCTAAGGGTTACGAAAGATATAGCTTTGGCTGGACAGACCCTAGAGCAATCTACGGTGTTAACGGTCCTTAATCAGGACTTAATTGAAGATGGGAGGGGCTTAAAACGTCCCTCCACTCTTTATTAGGAGATTTTATGTCTTATCCAATTCAAGAAAAAAAGGGCAAACGCCCACCTGTTAAACCAGGTCAATATCCAAAATAATTTATTGTTCTCTGATGACGCAGACTATCTGCGTTGTTAAATAACATAACAACGTCAAAGGAGATTTTTATGTCAAATCCAACAAGATTTTCAAACGGTGTGTCAACAAATGACTCACAATACTTATGGGGTAACTATCCGTTACCAGCTCCATTTAGTTCAAGTGGTTCTTTATTAACTGGAGTAGCTCAATATGCTAATGACTTTGTATCTTCAGTTGCTGAATACACAGTAACAGGTGCTTCATCTACATTAGCTTTAACATCAGGTAATGGTGGTTTAGCTATTCTTACACCAGGTGCTGCAACAACAGCTACAGCTGCTTACAAAACAGCATCTAATGTTGCTTTTGTAGCGGGTAACCAAATGTGGTTTAATGCTCGTTTTAAAGCATCAGCTGTATCAGGTACTAAAGCATTTTACGTAGGTTTAAGAGCAGGTTCTTCTGCAAATGATGGTTTATGGTTTGCTAAAGCAGCATCATCAACATCAGTTAACTTAGTATCTACAGTTGGTTCTACAGCTACTACATTAGTAACAGGTGTTGCAACAGCAGCAGCAGACACTTATTTAAATTTAGGTTTCTATTACGATGGTACTGATTTATTAGTATTTGCAGACGACGTAATGGTTGCTAGAGTATCTGCACCTACTATAGGTTCTTCAGGTACAACATTAACTGATGCTAACTTAGGTCCAGTAATGCAAATTACTCCTACAGCTACTGATACATTAACTGTTGATTATATCGCTGCATCCACTGAAGTAACACGATAATAGGAGATTTACATGGCTAACGTAACGTCAATTCAAATCTTAGAAGACGGTGATCGTAACGTTGTCGCTAAGTTAACAGGTAAATTAGATACATCTAACGTATCTTTAACTACTTTGTTAGATCCAGCAACACTTGCATCAGTTAATGCTTCAGGGTTAAATCCTCAAAAAGCTAGTACTTTAGCTATTGAGACAGTAACTTTTGATATTGAAGACGGTTTAGTAGTTAACATGTATTGGGATGCAGACGTAGATGTACCTATCTGGTACTTCTCAGGTCGTGATAAGATGAACATGGAATTTACTACATTCTTGCAAAATAATGCAGGAACTGGTAAAACAGGTAAGATTTTATACGATACTTCTGGTTACACTACAGGTACTAAATCTTTTTCATTAGTAATACAATGTATTAAACAATGGAGTTAACATGGAAGAAATCATAGGATTATTGTTCCACGCTCGTACAGTAGCGCATATAGAACATTTAAAAACTAAGAGCTATGCTCAACACAAAGCTCTTGGTCATTTCTATGATGAAGTTATTGAATTAGCAGATGATCTTGCAGAAGCATTTCAAGGGGATGAAGGTATTATGGCTGACATCCCTTTATTTGCTAGTATGCCTACGGACACTATTGATAACTTTTTAGTTAAACAAGTTAATATGATTGAAAAACTAAGAGTATCAGCGTCGAGTAGAAAAGCTATTCAAAACATCATTGATGAAGTTATTGCTTTATATCTAAGTACTATTTATAAACTAAGAAACTTATCATGAATCTTTCAGAAGCTAAAGTAAAACAAATGGAAATATCTGCTGTTATTACAAAAGCAGATGGTACTATTGTAAATCTTGGAACAATTCAATATTGGCACAAGAATCCACTTAAACGATTATTATGGAGAATTAAAAAATGGCTACACTTTTAGTCAATACTGGTAAGGCAATTGTAACTAATTACCTTGCTGGTGGTGCTGCTACACAACCTAAGTATGTTGCTTGGGGTACAGGTGCAGGTACTACTTCTGCAACTGACACAACTTTATTTAGTGAAACTGGTTCCAGAACTTCTGGTACAGCAACACAACAAACAACATCAACAACTAATGATACATATCAAGTTATTGGTACATTAACAGCTGGTTCTAGTTTAACTATTACTAACGCTGGCTTATTTGATGCTTCATCATCAGGTAACTTGTTTGTTAAAGGTGACTTTACTGGCGTTGCTCTTGCTTCAGGCGATAGCATTCAGTTCACATTTAAAACACAATTTAGTTAACCTGATTGAGGACTTGAGCTATGGCTCTTAATCAGTCCGCTGTCAATACAGAGGTAGTCAATGGCTCTGCTAATAGCACTGTTGCTAAAGCTTTGTCTGTTGTTACCTCTACTACAGCTTCTTTCTTAAAAGGGATAAGTACTCTTAAAACTTTAACAAGTACTAGTTTAGCTACACTTATAACTAGTTATGTTAAGCCTAAAGAACTTATTGCTACTGTAAGTAGCTCTGTATCTATTGTTAAAGCAGTCGGTAAACTTATCACTTCTAGTATAGTAACTTCACTAGCTACTATAGATAGGATTGCTAGTTACTTTATGACTCTTATAGCAACAAGTACAGTTAATGCTTTTTTTAATCGTATAATAGAAAAAGTAATGCCTGTTATAGATGTAGTCGCTGCAACAATATTAACAGCAGTAAATAGACTAATTACTTTATTAGCCTACTCTTCAACTTCAGTAACAATTACTAAAGCAATTACTAAGATAATACCTTTAGTAACATCAACTGTAGTAACCTCAATTAGTAAATTTATAGCTTTTGTAAAAACTTTAACAGTATTAGTAACAACTGTAGTTACTGTCAGCGAAACTATTATTCATTATGTTACTATGTCAATTGTATCAACTACAACAGCAATTATTGAGAAATTTCAGAATAAACTATTGACAATTTCAGTAAATTGTGGTATTATATTAAGTAGGCTTATTAATGTAACTTTTACCTCAATATCTGCTGTAATTCAGGTATTATTAGTAAATACAGTATCTTTTACTAAGTACCCCCTAGAGAGACTTATGTATGCTGCTCAAAGATTTAGAACAGTCTCGGCAGTAAAACTTCGTAAAATATTTTATTAATAAGGACCTGCTTTCATGAGTGCATCTTTCTCATACAAAATTACTACAGAAAATGAGCAGTTTACCTTTGACTATTCACCTATTATGTCAACTGGAGAGACAATCTCTACAGCGACATGCACTGTAGAAGTTAAAGAAGGTACTGATCCAACCCCTAGTGCTATCTTGGTAGGCACACCAGTAGCAAGTGGTCAACAAGTAGCTCAACGGATTTATAACGGTTTAGATGGTGTAATCTATCGTTTAGAGATGACGGTAACTACATCATTAGCTAATGTTTATACTATTGTAGCTGATTTACAAGTCTTATCACCAATTAACGTCTAACCATGTCATACATACCAAGATATGATAAGGGAGACTGGATCGCAATGTGCGATGTTTGTGGTCGGAAGTATAAGGCTTCCAATCTACAAAAACGTTGGGATGGTCTCATGTGTTGTCATGAGGATTGGGAAATCCGACAACCACAAGACTTTGTAAGAGGTGTTCAAGATACTCAAATTGCACCTTGGTTACGAGATGAACCATCAGATTATTTTTTACCAGTAACTACAGCACAACCTATGGTTGTGTATCCTTCAGTAAGTAACTCTACTTTAACAGTCCAGTATATACAAGGACCAGGTTGGCAAAATGTTACAAGTTATGTTACAGCAATATTAAACTGGGTAAGGAAGTTTCCTATTACTCCAGGTGCAAGAGAAGTTAACGGTTCATCAATTAATACAAACTCATTAAAT